CCGGAAATGAAAAAAGATGGAGAAATAGCAATCAATATCCCTGAGTCGAAATCGAAGGATCCACAATATTACAACTATCTCACCACGTCGGGGAAGTCTGCCATTGCCGAAGCCATCAACGATATATTCACGATGCAGATGTGGGAGGATCTCAACGACATCGATATGAGGTCAGTGCCATTGACTCTACTCGTCAACGACTGGATGGAGACGAACGGAATATCATGGGAGCAGCAAGGAAACCTCTATCAGAAATTCACACGCATAAGGGAGACTTACCGCAAACACGGCATCAATGTCTCGCGCGGATATAAACATGAGCATCGGTCAATAAAAAAGAAAAAATGATGTTTTTTGCCTATTTTTCTTAGGGATAAGGTTGCCCGATTTTTGAAAGGCAGAAGATAGGCGTAAAACAGTGATAAACATAGTATAACATAGTCAAGACTAAAGAAAGGGTGTAGAGATGGGAACATTGAGGCACATCGTTAAAATCGAAGAAGCCGACTGCAAGGATGTATCAAAATACTATGCAGTAGCCGGTCATTCGGTAGTAGTAACCGAGAGTGCTAATTTCAAAGAAATTAACACTGTAGGATTAATCGAAGTAACAGAGGAAAGCAGCTATGATGAGAACGAACGCATCTGGACGGTGACAATCAAGTACACTTCTCCATGCAAGACACCTGAAGGCACACGACGGAAAGTGTATCAGCTGACCGATGCAGTCGGTCAGCGCTACTTGGTTGGCTCGGCTTCGCGTCCGTATCCGGTCGTTAAGGAAAGCAATCCTTATCCTTCGAAAGCCAACGGACAGATTCTGCGTGACGTCACAATATCCTATAAATCAAAGGAAGGGATGCGTAAAATCCTGTAATTGCCGTAATTTGAATGCAAATGTTAAAGCTATACCTTTGCGAAAAACAAGAAAAATGAAATACGACTTCTATATTACAGGTACGATCGGAGTTGCATTCGACTGGTGGACTGGTCAGAGAGGAACGACAGCAGCCATGCTGAAGTCTTTCCTTGATGAGCACAAAAACAAGGAATGCAATATCCTCGTCAGCTCCCCGGGTGGCCTTCTTGATGAAGGCATCACCATGGGTGAGTATATTGCTGCACATGGGCAGTGCAATATGTATATAGTAGGTATGACCGCCAGTGCCGCCACTGTCCTTTGCATGAAGGCAAAGACAGTGAACATGGCTCGCGGCTCCATGATGCTTATCCATAATGCCAGTTACGATGTCGGCTTCTATGGCTCTGCAAACAAACAGGCCATCGACAAGATCATCGATCAGTTCAAGAAGAAACGTGATGACCTTGATACCATCGACAAGGGTATCGCCGAGATCTACAGCGCAAAGAATGGCAGGAAGCTCGAAGATAACCTTGCCATGATGGATAAGGAGAAATGGATGCTGGCAGATGATGCCAAGTCTTTCGGTCTAATCGATTCCATCGTAGAGGAGGAGCAGCAGACGGCAGCTGCCAAGAACATCTGCGAGCGTGCTGCGAATAAAGCCGGATTCACCGAGCATTTCGGACTGCCGGAGATTCCTGTCTCTAAGAGTCAGCACAAGAGCTTCTGGGAGAAGCTCCGTGAACAGCTCTCCGGAGCCGTCGGTATTATGAACAATGTCGCTCCTGAAGAGGACATCAATATCAACAAATATACAAAGAACATGAAGAAAGTAGTATTCAACCTTCTCGGCGGTCTACTGTCGGTGAAGGACTTTGAGATTGGTGACGACGGCAAGGCCGCCATGACCGAGGATCAGCTTACTTCCATCGAGAACGCTCTGAAGGAGAAAGACGGCAAGATCACCGCCCTCACTTCTGAGAAGGAGAAGGCTGAGAACGAAAAGAAAGCTTCTGATGATGCCAAAGTAGCAGCCGAGGCTAAGCAGAAAGAGGCTGAAGACAAACTCGAGAAACTCCAGAAGGAGTTCGACGACTTCAAAAATGAGCAGGGTGCAACGTCTCCCTCTCATGTGCACCAGAAGCCGGACAATGTCCCAAAGAACGCAAAAGAGATGCTTGAGGACATCAAAGGTCTCCTTTAATCACATTAACAATATAGATCAGTAATAGTATTATGGCTAAGATTACAACTATGACTCCTGATGAGATGAAGGAGAAGGTAACTCCTGAACTTCTCGCCGAGTCATGCCAGCAATTTCGTGAGGATCTCATCCAGATGCCTATCACGGTAATGCAGGATCAGACGGCTCAGTACGTAACTATCGTGCCAGGCGTACGCAATCAGCTGACATTCGGTGAGCTCGACGGTGATGCAGAACTCGCTCCATGGTCCAAGAACAACACCGGCGACGATGACTCTACCATCGTTGGCCGTACACTTGAGGTGTATCCCGGCAACTGTGCCAAGAACTTCGACCCGATGCCGTTCTTCCACAGCATCTATGGCCAGTCCATCGCCCTCGGTCAGTCGATGACTGCCAATACCATCGCACGTAAGATCGCATCTTTGCTCGCTGCTAAGTGCGGCATGCACATCAACGATCATATCTTTGATGCTGTCCGTAATAAGGCCGGCAAGACGACCAAGGATCTTTTCGATGGTCTCGATACAATCGTTACCAAAGAGATCACTGCCAAGAACATCATCGCCGATAAGGGTAACTACATTCAGGTGGGTGCCATCAACAAAACGAATGCCGTTGATCAGCTTAAGGCTATCTATCGCGCTTGCGATAAGCATCTCCGTGGCCAGAACACCTTCATGTACATGGGTCCTGAGATCTACGATGCTTACGTCGACGACTATCAGACTCGTCACGGTGCTCTGCCTTACAACAACCAGTTCGATAAGGACTCGCTGGAAGGCAGTCGTGGCAAGTGTAAGTTTGCTGTGCTCGACAACATGGCCGGACTGAAGCACATCTACGTGACAACAAAGCCTAACCTCCTTGTCGGTACCGATATCTCAGGTCAGGAGAACCAGGTCAACATCGCTAAGTACTCTTCTTGGACGCTCACCTTCGAGTATGCCGGTGTCTATGGTACGCAGATCCGCACACTCTCCAAGGAGGCATTCATGTGCGCTGACCTCAATCCGACAGCGTAAAGTGTAACAGTATAGATTCATATATAATATGGGATGCACAACTAACACATTATATGCAAGCGTCGAAGCCTGCCCGGGTAAAGGTAACCTGGCAGGCATCAGACGCCGTCTGTACTTCATCCCGAAGTCAGACATCGTTTCATGGCCTACTTTGCCTGAGATGACAGGCGACAAGAAAGCAGCCGACATGGGTGCACTCGCTACCCGTACCGGTGCTTTCACACTGAAGGCCGATGCTTACTTCCACTACATCGATCTCAAGGATAACTCCTCAAGTGTTACCTTCGAGACTGCAGGTGAGCTAGGAAGTCAGATCATCAACAACCAGGCCACGGCCATCGTCGCCGGCAGTTCGAAGGAGCTTGCTGGCTTCGCCCGTCAGGTGAAGAACGATGACCTCGTCTATGTGTACCAGGAGCGTGACGGTGCTTTCCGTATCCTCGGAAACGAGGCTTACAGCACCGACACGAAACCGTCAGGTGACTCCGGCGCAGAGGCGACAGCAGCCAAGACATCGACATTCGCAATCCAGGTGTATGACGACTGTCCTGCTCCTTACTATGAGGGTAAGCTGCCGCTTTCAGCTACTGAGGAGCTCGACTGCTCCACTGGTCAGGTAGGTACCAAGGCTGGAGCCTAAGCGACATTTCTTTTGCTAAATAGTAATTAGGTGTTGATTTATTAAAACTTTGGGCGTCGGCTGCATAGTGTTTATGCGGACGACGCCTTTTCTAATCATGATAGATATGGATAATGAACTGACAAAGAAAATGGGTGAGTTCCTTCAGAAGGAAACGCCGACAGATAATGAGATCCGCGAGGCAGCATTGATGCTGCTTCAGCTCGACCCCGGACGTGAACGCGCCATCTACAACAGTGCGCAGCTCCGTCCTCAATCTCTTCTCCCATGGGTGCGCACGGATCTGAAGAAGTTCTATGGCATCCGCATGCGAGGCATGACGAATGAAGAGGCACACAAGTTCAACGATGAGACAGTGAAGCTCGTCGTCGAGGATCTGAAGAAAGTTCCAGAAGGTGCTGAAATAAAACTCGAGGACTCCGTAAAAATGGAGTCTATCCGTGGCAAGCGTGAAGACCATGACTCGCTGCCCGATGAGATAAAGCAGCTCTGGGATAAGAACGCCGAGCGCTGGAACACGATGCGCAAGCTTCATGTTCAGTTGGAGCAGCTCATCGCTCAGCCCGGTTACCAGGCATGCGACGGCAACGAGCTCTGCTATCAGCTGAGACAGGCTGACAACGCTTTGCGTGCCGACTATAAGAAGTACGATGAGTACAATGCTGAAGAGCAGCATCAGGAGACTCCCGAAGAGGCTGCAGCAAGAATCAATAAGCAGATCAATGGTGCTCGCGTCTATATCAGCCGCCACGTCAACAACGAGGAACTGACCGATGATGAAGAGACGACTCTTCAGGATGCCATCGATCTCCTTGCAAACCTCAAGCAGAATGTCAAGCCGGAAACGCTCGACAAGCTGAAGGCAAAGGGAGTAACCATCCCAGATTATTACTCAACTCCATCATCTGATGAGCAGGGGACTGAAGGTGAGTGATCTGCTCAGACCGCTCGAAGAAAAGCCTATTCAGGCCTACTTCGGGCAGGGTCTGCATTCGCTCGGTCTGCTCCGGTGGATACTGGAGCAGACCGGCAAGGCGGATGTATGGGTGAGCAGCTATTCAACGTCGGAGCCGTTCCTGAATGGTTTCATCCATCTCAAGGAAGACGGACTGGTCCGGCAGTCGATGATTCTCCTCGATCAGCGTGCATGTACGAAAACGGTAAAACTCGAGTGCTTACTCGCAAACGCATTCGATCATGTCATGCTCGGTCAGAACCACTCGAAGATCACACTCGTCTGCAACGTACATTACAAGGTAGCTGTCATCACCTCTCAGAATCAGACATACGGAGCACGAGCGGAGAGCACCATCGTCACGACCGATGATGGTGTCTTCAATGTGCTCCTAAATCAATTCATAGACATTGCCGGCAATATGGCGGCAGAGATAGATGTGAAGAATGGAAACGGAATCATTGCCAGTAGAGATGCTGCAGAAAGTGGAGGAACTCGCGAAACTACTTCTGACCCCATCGGAGATTGTCGCCCTTTTGGGTATTGAGCCTAAGTACGCTCAGCTCTTCGAGGACGAATACACGGATGTAGGCCGTGTCTATCGCAAGGTGCTGGCCGAGAAAGCCAAGGAACTGCATGAGCAAACCTTGAAGCTCGCCTCTGTCGGCTCACCTACTGCCATAGAGACGGCCAACGAATGGCTGCGACAAGCTAAATTAAGAAGCAATGCTGAATAACTTCAACACAGACCTATATGCCGACAACCTGATGCTCCCTGTAGAAGAGCTGAAGGCGAAGAAGATAGATGATGCGGTCATTGAGCGCATCATCCGTCTGCGCGATATCTACAACTACATCCTCCGTAATCCGCTGAAGCGTGAACGGCAGTATGTAGAATATATCGTGCACAACTCAGAGAACCTCGGCAACGGCAAAAAGATCACGCTCCGCATGGCATATGATGACCTTGAGGTCATCCATGCCATCATCGGCAATCTGCAGAACTGTACCAAGGAATGGCACCGCTGGCGCTTTAACAACATGATCATGGAGGGATACAAGCTTGCCGTCGACAAGCAGGATCCTGCTGCCATCGCCCGTTTAGCCTCTGCCTATGGTAAGTATAACAAGCTGGATAAGGACGACGAAAAGGATGCAAGGTACACCGACATACCGCACATAAGATTCACCTTCGATGTGTCCACTCTCGGTTTCAAACCTATTCCAAATGTCAATGAGTTTATCGATAAGCTCATCAAACAGTACAGTAACACTGCGCTGTCTGATATCGCAGAGGATGCCGACATCATCGAGGAGATAAAGGATGAAGACAGCCGGAATAAAGCGCTGCCATTAAACGAAGAGACGAATGAGTGAAACTCTGAATCAATACCTAAACCGAGGTCAGGCGTTCTGCCTGGCCCTCGAATGCAAGAACAATACCGTAGTGGCCGGACGTGGATTCGGTAAAGGTCTGATAGCTGCGTCTATCCTCCGCAGAAACGTGGAGCAGATGCCTGGCAGCAATACAGGCCTTGTCGGACCTAACGCCAAGCGAATGTTCACGAACATCATCCCGTCATGGGATGAGCATCTTCGTGCATGGGGATTCGTTCCCGATGTTCACTATACCTGGGGAAAGAAGCCGGCAAAAGCGTGGGGATGGAAAGACCCTATAATCGCTCCAATGAACTGGGAGAATACGCTGTCATTCTGGAATGGATCCATCGCTACAATCATTTCTCAAGATCGCAAAGGAACGTCAAACTCAAAGTCGTTTGATTATCTCCTGTGCGACGAGGCAAAGTTCATAGACTTCGAACAGTTCAAGGATGAGACGCTGCCGGCAAACCGAGGGAACAACAACGTCTTTGGCCATCTTTATTTCCATCATGGCATATCGAAATTCTCTGATATGCCTACTACCAAGAAGGGCTCCTGGTTCCTAAATGATCGGGAGAAATGCGAC